CTTAATATGGTGTCGACTTTCACACACGAGAGAGCGGGGCGAACATGGCACACGGCATCGAGGAGCGACGCGGCGCGGTCGCCCAGGTCATCGCCGAGGGTCGCTGGTCGACACACGAGCAGGCGCGACTCGCGACCGAGTTTGGCGTGTCGCACCGGACGATCGACAACGACCGGCGCGCCCTCGTCGGTGTCCGGCAGGGCGTCAAGCCGCGCGCGACGCTGCACACGCTGCCGCCGCCCGAGCCGACGACGGGCGGAGAGCCCGCGGTCCCGACCTCGAACGACATCAGCCGGATGACGCGCGCCGAGGGTCTCGGGTGGCTGCTCGACCGGATGGCCGACGCGGTGATCCACGGCGACCCCGGTAGCGGGGCCTACGTCGCCGCGGCGAAGGAGGTTCGCGCTCTGCTCGCCGAGCGCGAAGAGGTCCTCGAGCGCGACGCCTCCAAGCGCGGCAACGTCACGCCGGACAAGCTCGCGGAAGAGCTGGCCGCGAAGGTCGCGCGCCTGCCCGCCCCGATGCGGCGCCGTCTGGCCGAGGCTCTCGCGGCGAACGGGTAGCCCGTGGACGGGCTCGACGACCTGCTCGGCCTCGCGTCGCTGCTCGGGTCGCTCGCGGACGAGTGCGAGGCGCGGCCGTCGGACTATATGACGTGGCTGCCGATTCAGCACGAGTTCTTGAGCGACCCGTCGCCGACGAAGATGATCCGCACGGGAAACCAGGCGTTCGGCAAGAGCACCGCCGCCCTGACCGATGTGCATTGGCACTGCATAGGCCGACACCCGTTCTACGACGTTCGCGCGCCGCCGGTAGAGTGGTGGGTCATCTGCGCGGCGTGGGGCCAGAGTATCGCGATCCAGAGGAAGTTCTACGACATCGCGCGCGCCGAGCTTGCCGAGCGGACGCAGTTCGACCCGAAGAACGGGTTCGGCAAGAACGACCCCGTCGCGATCTACAAGAACGGGTCAATCGTGCGGTTCAGGACGTCGAATCAGTCGAGCCTGTCGCTTGCTGGCGCGACCCTTGACGGCGTTCTGTGGGACGAGCCGCCAGCGTCGCCGCGCCTGTTCGAGGAGACCCGGAAGCGCGTCCTGCGGCGTAGGGGAAAGATCCTGCTCGCGATGACACCGATCGGCGCCCCGGTCGACTGGCTCAAGGAGATCGTCGACTCAGGGCAGATCAACGACCACCACACACGGCTCGAGCCCGCGCAGCTCATCCCCGTCGGGCATAGCGAGCCGCTGGAGCTGTCGGACGGCAAGGGCGGGTCGGTGGCGATGGATCAGGACTGGATCGACAAGCTCGTCGCGAACACGCTGCCGCACGAGGTCCCGGTCGTACTGCACGGCGAGTGGGAGACGCGGGTAGAGGGCCGCCTGTTTAGGGCCTGGAACGAGCAGACGCACGTTACGCCGCGCCGCCCTGTCGGGGAGGTCAAGATCGGCGTCGGGATCGACTACGGAACGAAGGTCGGCAAGCAGGTCGCGATCCTGGTCGCGGTCGACGAGGCCGGGGACTATCCGGCGGTGTGGGTGCTCGACGAGCAGATCAGCGCCGAGAACAGCAGTATCGCCGACGACGCGCGCGCCCTGTTGTCGATGCTCGACCGGAACGGGCTCAAGTGGAGCCAGATCGATTTTGCCTGGGGTGACCGGCTCTACCTCCGCGGTGTGACAGCGAAGGCCAACAAGGAGCTGATGCGGTCGGTAGCCCGGCAGCTCGGGATCAGCGTCCGCGCGCTCAACCCGATGATCCGCACGGTCAAGCGCGGCGCCGGCCGTGGCCAGGGCTCCAAGGACGCCGGCATCCGCTGGCTGCATCAGTGCATGGTCCGCGAGGGCGGGTTCAACGTCTCGCCGACCTGCCCGGCCTTGATCGAGGCCCTCAACCGGTGGGATTACCGCGACGACGACCACAAAGACAAGATCGACGCGCTGCGGTACGCGCTCCAGGATTACATCTTCGCGCGGGTGTCAAAGCGCCCCGCGGCGCCGTTCCTCCGGGTGTATTGACGCCTGTTCCGTGCTATGCTACGCGCGAGGCTTTCATGCAGCACTACGCCACCCGCAACCCGCCGATGCCGTCCGACGAGTACGAGTCGGCTCGCGTCAACGAGACCCGCCTGCGTCGTCGCCTGCTCGAGGGCGCGTGGAAGGAGGATCTGCGCGACCGGATGCGGCGGCAGGTCGGGCTACTCCGCGCGGACGCATGGGGCGAACCGTCGCTCGCCGTGAACTTCTTCGGCTCGCTGGTCCGCGAACTGGCGACGCTGTACGACGCGCCCTACCAGGTGACGCACGATCAGGCGTCGCCCGAGCAGACCGAGGCCATCATAAACATGATGCGCCTCGGCGGGCTGTTCGGCCTGATGCCCGACTTCCAGCGGATGACGCTCGGCCTGCGGGAGATGCTGATCCGCGTGTCCAGCCCCGCCCCGGGCAAACTTCGGTTCCGCGCGGTCACCCCGGACATGGTGCGCGCCCGGGCGACCGCGGACGACCCGTCGATCCCGATCGAAGTGCAGGAGTACCGGCGCCGCGTCGTCCCGAGCATCGGACGCGATCCGATCTGGACGGTCGACCACCTTTCGATCGCGAACCTCGACGCACCCGAGTATCGCGTCTTCGCGCTCAACGAGGCCGGCGACCTCGGGCGAGACGTGACGGCAGAGGTCCTGGGCGCGGAGTTCTCGGGCGAGGCGTACCCGTACCGCCGCAAGCCGCGCGACGGCGAGCAGGTCGGCCGCCCGGTCCTCCCCTACGTGCTGTTCCACGCGAGCGGCAAGCGTGACCGGCTGTTCGACCCGTTCGCCGACCACGAGATTGTGGACGGCACGCTCGACCTCGCCGTGCTGCATCAGATGCTGATGCACGTCTTCAAGGACGCGAGCTGGCCGCAGCGGTACGCCGTCAACCTCGAGGTGCAGGGCGCGGGCGTCATCGAGACGGCCGACGGTCGCCGCGCCGAGGTCGTCACCGACCCGGCTACCGTGCTGATGCTCGCCACCCCGCGGGACGAGGAAGGGCTGCCGCAGCCGATGGTCGGTCAGTGGCAGGCCGGCGGCGACGTCGACAAGATGGAGTCGACGATCTCGAACATCGGCGCCCGAATGGCGACCGACGCGGGCATCCCGCCGTCCGACGTCCAGCGTCTCGGCGGCACGGCCCGCAGCGGCGCCGCGATCAGCCTCACCAACGAGGGCAAGCGGAAGGCGCAGCGGAAGTACGGCGCGATCTTCTCCGACTACGACGAGCGCCTCGTCGCGCTGTGCGCCGTCCTGCACAACAGCGCCCACGGGACCGCGTTCGTCGAGGGCGGGTACACGGTCGTGTACCAGCAGATGCCGCTCAGTCCCGAGGAGCTCAAGGCGCGCCGCGAGGAGATCACCGAGATGCTCGACCGGAAGCTGATCGGCCCGGTCGACGCCTACATGCGCCTCCACCCGGGCACGACCGCGACCGAGGCTGCTCGGAAGATCGCAGAGGCCAGCGGCGAGGACCCGGCCGCCCCGGACATCGTCGCGGACGTCTCGGACGCGGTCGACGAGCTGGCGGCGCTGCTGGAGGATCTGCCGACCGACAGCCCGGCGCGCGACGACGTCGTCGAGATCATCGCAAGCCTTCGCAGCGCCATCGAGGGCCGAGCGGAGTAGTGCCCTACCGCCCGCCCCGATCCGTCGCCTCTGCTGCGGCCCGGTCGCTCGCCGTCCGCGGCGAGAAGCCGAGCAGCCAGCGCGGGATGACGCCTGTAGGCATCGCCCGCGCCCGCGACCTGTCGAACCGGGCAGCACTGAGCCTCACCACGGTCCGGCGGATGCTCGGCTACTTCTCGCGCCACCTGCCCGACAAGCAGGGCGCGACGTGGATCGAGCAGGGCAAGGGCTGGCAGGCGTGGCACGGATGGGGCGGTGACGCTGGCGCCCGATGGGCGATCCGCATCGTCCGGCGAGAAGATCGAGACTGGTTCGACCAGTGGGCGACCCGCCCACGCAACCGCGCGCTGATGCGCCACCTACGGAGAGCGAGATGAGCACCGAGACCCCGACCCAGACCCCAGAGGCCACCGCGCCCGCCACCAAGTCCGGCCCCGAGTCGGTCCCCTACGACCGCTTCCGGGCGATCCTCAAGGAGCGCGACGAGTTGCGCGCGACGCTCGACGCGCAGGTCAACGAGACGAACACCTGGCGCGAGCGAGCGGCGACGGCGGACACGCTGGCCGAGCAGCTCCGAGCGGCTCAGACGCAGCACGAGGCCGAGCGCGCCGCATGGGGCACGAAGTCCGCGGCGTACCAGCACGGCGTGACCGATTCGGATCTCGTCGACCTCGCGCTGTGGCAGTACGACCGGCTCCAGGTCGAGGCCGGCGCCGAGAAGCCCGCGTTCGGCGACTGGCTCGCCGGGCTCAAGGAGCAGCCGGACGCGATCCCGACGACGCTCGCCGGCCTCAAGCAGGTGTGGTCGCCGCCCTCGCCCGCCGCCGCGCCAGCCGCCGACCCCGCGCCCCAGCAGGCGACCCCGGCGCCGCAGGCCGCGAGCCCGACCACGGGCGCCCCGGTCACGACCGCTCGGCCCCAGCCCCCCGCGAACGCGGGCGTTGTCGGCAGCACGGCACCGCCCCCCGGCAGCCATGCCCCGGGCAGCATCTCGTCGATGAGCCCGGCGCAGTTCCGCGCCTGGTACAAGGAGCAGACGGGCATCGAATAGCCCTTGACAGCACGCCGGCTATCGTATAGCCTCTTGATACATAGGCCAGGGTCGCACCCGTCAACAGCGTAGGGCCGGAAGAACGCTTCCCCTCCCCACGCTACAGGTGTACCCATGGCCAACGAAGTCCTCTACTCCGGCCTCGGCGACGTTCGCGCCGCCGAGGTTCTCGACCAGCGCATCCATCTCCTGCTGGCCGACCGCCAGAGCCTGCGCAACCACCCCGCGATCATGCAGTTCGGCGACCAGTCCGGCAGCGGCTCGACCGTGCTGTCGGTTCCGTTCGCCGGCTTCGACGGCTACGACCTGATGGCGGCCGTCGCCGAGAACGCCTCGACCAGCAACACCGCGCTGACCGACGCCTCCGCGACCATCACCATCGCCCGTCAGGCGCTCCAGTACCAGATGAGCGACCTCGCGAACCTCACCGACTCGGTCGGGGTGAGCGTCGAGCGGATCGCGCAGAGCATGGTCGGCAGCGCCGAGATGCGCGCCACGGAGATGATCCTCAACGTCACGGACGACTTCTCGTCCAGTGTCGGCACCTCGGGCGCGGACATGACCGTCGACGACTTCTTCGACGCTCAGTTCACCCTGACCCTCGCCAACGTGACCGGCCCGATCGTCTCGGTGCTGCACACCCGGCAGCTCACCGACCTCCAGAACAGCCTGCGGGCCGAGGGCGGCGCGATCCAGTTCATCTCCGCGACGCAGGACATGCTGTCCGTCAAGGGCGTCGGCTTCGTCGGCTCGCTCAACGGCGTCGACATCTACGCCTCCAGCAAGGTCCCGACCGCCAACGCGGGCGCCGACCGCGCGGGCGCGATGTTCGGTCTCGGCGCCGTCGGCATCGCCGAGGGCTCGCCCCGCCCGATCCAGGGCGCCGGCTTCGTGTTCCCCGCGGGCCGCCGGATCATGGTCGAGTTCGAGCGCGACGCCGGCTACGCCTACACCAAGGTGGTTGGCAACTACTACGCGGGCGTCGCCATCCTCCAGGATGCGCTCGGTGTGAGCATCATCACCGACGCCTGATGTTCCGGTGTCGGGCGGGAGGGCGTGGTGTCTCCCCTCGCTCTCTCGCCCGCCCACCCGCCCGCCACCCCTGATCATCACTACCACGACAACCAGAGAGCGAGGGACAACCATGGCCGCAGTGCTGCCGCAGCGAGGGATCACCGGGCTCATCCCGCAGAATCCCGAGATCGACGACAAGCCGCTCAACACCGACCGTTCGCCGTACTTCACATTCATGTGGAACCACGCGCGGTGGGACGTCTTCCCCGACCCGGACAACGACGCCAACTACGTGTTCTTGCCGGTTCTCGGGACGCTCAAGCGCGATCCGGGGCTGGGCAGCGTCGACAAGAACGGCAGCACGACGCTCGCGAAGGCGGCCCGCGGCGAGAACGGCTGGGTCGAGATCGACACCCGCCACTGCCACACGACCGACACCCCCGACGGTCAACCGGGCTACGTGCGGATGTGGCGCGCCCGGAACGGCATCCGGCACGGATGCGCGTGGGAGACCCCGCGGGTCGTAGGAAACCGGGTGCACTGGAGCATCGACGAGGCCGGTTACCGGCGCTGGCTCAAGCGGCTCGTGACCGACGGCGTCATTGCCCAGCCCGACCCCGCCGTCATCGAGACGATCCTCGAGGTCGTCGAGCAGCGCGTCGAGCGCAGCAGGGGCCGCGCAATGAACAACCCGCACGCCGCCGAGCTGCTCCGCGACGCGGAGAAGCGCCTCGCCGCCATCCGCGCCGCCGCCATCCCGGGCAGCGAGCCCGAGAAGGCCCCCAAGCGGCGGGGTGCGTGATGAGCGAGAAGCAGGACACGCGCGACGCCTACGACAAGTTCCGCGGCAAGCTCCGCGAGAACGGGATGAGCAGCAAAGAGGCCGATCGCCGGGCTCGCGAGGCTGCAATCCGCCACGACGAGCGCCGGGAAAAGTCCCGGTAGCCCCTCCCTGAAGCTGCGGGCCGAGCCCGCATAGGAGTCCCCCTATGGCTTCCAAGTTCGCCGAACGCCTCCGCAAGCCCGTAGCCGCCCTCGGCTTCGGTGTCCGCTCGGCCGCCACCCAGCTCGACGCGAGCGTGCCGACCATCACCAGCGGCGCGGGCGCCCCGTCGGCCTCCGAGCCGTCCGGGTCGCTGTACCTGCGCACGGACGGGTCGACGCTCAACGAGGTCCTCTACGGCACGCAGGACGGCGCGGGGACGTGGAACCCGGTCGAGATCGCGCTCCCGACCGGTGCCATCAGCGACACGAACACGTACTACACCACGGACACCGTGGACGGTGCGTTCGACGCGCTGGCGCTCCAGATCGGCGGCGACACCGACGCGACGTTCAACTTCACCGAGGCCAACGTTCTCTCGGACGACGACGCCGTCTACGCCGCGCTGGAGAAGCTCGACCTCAAGATGGGTGACATCGCCAGCACGGCAAACGCCGAGGGCGCGTCCCTCGTCGGCGTCGAGGACAGCCTCTCGCTGCTGGCCGCCGCGAACGTCGAGGCCGCGCTCACCGAGCTCGCCAAGTACGTCCCGATCGCCCTCGCCGACCCGGGGGACGCCGCGGCCATCCCGGTCACCCGCTCGGCCTCGGTCGCCATCACGACCGGCGGCAGCGGCGAGACGAACACGCTGGCGATCCCGTCGTTCGTCGGCCAGGTGCTCGTCCTGTCGCTCGACGTCGACGGCGGCGGTGACCGGGTGGTCACCGTGGCCGGCGCCGTCAACCAGACCGGCAACAACACGATCACCCTCGCGAACGCCGGGGAGTCCCGCACGCTCCGCTCCGCGCAGGTGGCCGGGGCGCTGGTGTGGCGCGACGTCGGCGGCGACGCGGCCCTGTCGACCGTCTGATGCCGCAGACCCGCCAGCCCAGCATCCGACACGCTCCCGCCCCCTCGGCGGGGCCGCGTGCGGGCGCTGGTCTGTGCGGGTCGACGCTGCGGGGTGAGCGGTGAGCAGCGACGACACCCTCTACTACGCGCGGTTCCTCTACCCGACGATGGTAGAGCGCGGGCGCTCAAACCTGATCAAGTGCGCCGTCTACCGGTCCGGGCTGCTGGCGGCTCCGTCTGCCGGGACCGTCACGCTCTACAACGAGGACGGATCCCCGGTCGTCGACGGCGCCGCGGTGACCGTGTCGGGCAGCGTCGCGCAGTACACGATCCCGGCTGGCACGATCGCCGGGCTGACGCTCGGCGACGGGTGGATCGTCGAGTGGTCGCTGACGATGCCCGACGGCGTCGTCCACACGTACCGGAACGAGGCCGCGCTCGTCCGGCGGGCGCTCTACCCGGTGGTCACTGACGCCGACCTCTACCGGCGCGTCTCGAGCCTGGACCCGAGCGGCAACACGCCGCTGTCCAGCGCGACGACGTACCAGGAGCACCGGGACGAGGCGTGGACGGCGATCCAGAACCGGCTGATCGCAGCCGGCAACCGGCCGAACCTTGTCACGTCGCCGACCGCGCTCCGCGAGGCGCACCTACTGCTGACGCTCGCCCTCATCTTCGAGGACTTCGCGACCCGGCTGAACGACGCCTATGAGGGCCGCGCGGATGCGTACCGCCGGCAGTACGATCAGGAGTTCCGGCGCGTTCAGCTCAAGTACGACACGGACGACGACGGTACGCCCGACTTCGGTGGCCGCCGGTCCGCGGTGCCTACGGTCTGGCTCGGCTCCGGTAGGTGGCGCCGATGACCGCCCTGAGTTCGGCACAGGTCCGTCAGCGGATCGACGCGGCGATGCTCGCCGAGGGTTCGTTCAGCCGGTCGCGGTTCCACGCGGAGCTGTTCGGCCTCGACGCGCGGGCGCTGATGCACGGGTCCTACGCTGTCGGCGCCCCACTGATGGAGATCCACCCGACGACGCAGCGGCAGAGGACGAGCGAGGGCGCGCTTGTCAACCAGCAGATCGAGGTTCACATCGCCGGCAACCACCGCGCAGACGCGCAGGTGGCCGACTTCGACGCGCTTCTCGGGCTGGAGTCGACCGCGATCAAGGCGGTCGAAGGGGTCAGCCGCGCGGCACTGCACATCGTCTTCGAGTCGGCCCGCCGCGAGCTGACGACCGAGTTTGAGTTCGCCCTTTCCACGCTGACATTTCGCGCAATCCACCGTCTCGCCCTGGAGTAGACCATGGCCGCTTCGACCGTCATCAAGCACCTGTACGACGGGGCAATCGCCCTCGCCGACGGCACCGGAACCCCGGTCACGCTGTCGGTCCCGTTCACGACCGGCGACCTGTCGATCGACGGGCTCATGGAGAGCCAGCGCGCCGTGCAGGCGTACCAGTCCCGCGGGTCGCTGAACAGCATCCGGCTCGCGGCGAAGGAGTTCCCGACCTTCAGCTTCACCGCGCAGCTCGCGGACGTGTCCGACGCGACCGACCAGACGCTGATCGACTTCTGCCTCAAGCAGAACAGCTACTCGGGCAACGCCTCGACGGCGAGCGGTTCGGACGTCTACACGATCAAGATCACGCTGACGGTCGAGGGAACCGACCTCGGCGACAGCGCCGACCACACGATCGCCCTCGACGACTGCCACGTCACGCTGGCGATCGCCGAGGGCGAGCCCAACACCGTCACCGTGTCCGGCACCTGCTACGGCACCATCACGATGACCTGAGCCCGCAAGGGTAGAGAGCGAGGGACCTATGAAGACCGAGATCGTGACACTGGCGGGCGTGGACGTCGAGCTCCGACAGCCCACGTCCGTCGCCGCCCGGTGGGACGCATACGGCGCCGTCGCGCAGAACCCGGCCCGCGGATTCGCCGCGGCGCTGGGGCTCTGCTGGGCGGGGCCGAACCGCCCGAAGCCGCGCTATGCGGCGCACAAGTACGACCCACTGAGCTACGGCGGCGCGGTCCTCGACGACCTTGCCAGCCGTGGGATCTCCATCGCGGAGATCAACGGCGCCGGGCTCGTCGCGTGGAAGCTGTGCGGCGACGGCCTGCTGTCGGCGCAGGAGGTCGCCGAGGCGGAGGATTTCTCCAGCGGCGAGGAGGGTTAGACCGGGCCATCCTCGCCATCTGCCGAGAGTACGGTCAGCCGCCGTCGTGGTGGCGCGGCCTACCAATCGAGGAACGTGCGATGCTGCTCGCTGACGCCAATCTCCGCGCCCGCGAGGCCAGCAAGGCGGCCGGAAACAAGCAGGCACGGGCGCCCCGCCCGCGCTATAATGCGTCGGAGAGCGGCGAGTCCTTCTGGTTGTCCGATGGCTGATCCGATCACCGGCAAGGTTGACGCGCGGTCGATGGCTGTGCTCAAGCGGCTGGAGTCTATCGCGAGCCCGCGCTCGGCTCGGCTGCGTCGTATCATTCAGGAGATGGATGAGACGGCGGCCGAGCTGGAGCGGCAGGCGAAGATCGGATGGCCCGTGTCCCGCGACACGTCCGGCGCGAAAGACGAGAAGGCGCGCGGGACCGACCGCGAACACAGCATCGACCAGTTCACCCGCGAGGTCCGTCTGACCGGGTCGCAGGTGCGCGTCGTCGTCGCAAACACCGCGCGGTACGGCTACTACATCCGATCGAACATGGTGGGCGAGTCCGACACCGAGCAGCGTCGCCGGTACTTCTGGCGCAAGGGTACGCCGGTCGATCGCTACGTGGCACAGACGAAGGTGGGCCGCAAGAAGCACGCATTCACGTTCCAGATGCGCCAGCCGGCAAAGAAGCTGACGCGGCGCCTCGTGCGCGAGCTCGAACAGGATCTCGTCGAGATTCTCCGCGAGGTGCTGTGATGCCAGCCGGACGTGAAACGATCGCGATCTCGTTCCAGGCCGAGCTGGGCGACCTCAAGAAGCAGCTTGCGCAGATGCCCGGCGTGACGAAGAAGGAAGCCGCGGCGATGGTCCGCGAGCTGAACACCGGATTCAAGCAGGCCGAGCGCGCCGCAGCGAAGGCCGCAAAGGCGAATCAGCGGTCGTTCTCACAGATGGCCGATTCCGCGAAGATGGCCGGGGCCGCGCTTGCTGGGGCGGCCGTGTCGGTCGTCGCGCTCGGGCAGGCGTTCGCCGACCTACAGAATGAACTCGCGGACGCGAGCGCCCGGTCTGGCGTCGCAGTCGAGACGCTCGCCGGCCTGCGGCTGGCCGCCGAGGGCAGCGGGCTGGAGTTCAAGGCGCTCGAGGGCGGCCTGAACCGACTGCCGAAGGCGATGAGCGACGCATCCCGCGGCGTGGGGACCGCTGCCGGCGCGTTCAAGGCGCTCGGGGTCGACGTCCAGAACGCGGACGGCAGCCTGCGCAGCGCCGACGCCGTGCTGAGGGACACGTTCGAGGCCCTGAGCGCGGTCCAGAACCCAGCCGAAAAGGCCGCGCTCGCGATCGACCTGCTCGGTCAGCGCGCCGGCCCCGCGTTCATCCAGTCCGGCGCGATCGACAATCTCGACGCATTCGTCGGCCTCGCGACCGAGTTCGGCGTCGACGTCGGCCCGCGTGCGGCGGCGAGTGCTGCCGAGTTCCAGCGCGCGATCGCGACCCTCAAGACCGTGTCACAGGGCGCGCTTTACGACTTCGTCGACAGCATCGGCGGGCCGGGCGGAATCAACGCCGCGCTGGAGATCGGGCTTACGTCCGTGATCGTGTTCGGCAAGGTCGCACAGAGCGTCTTCGCGACGCTGACCGAGCAGATCGGAAGCATCGTCGGCCCGCTGTCTGAGGTCGCGGTCGAGCTTGCGGACGGCGACATCGGCGGGGCGTTCCGCGCGCTCCAGCGAAATCAGGACGAGCTACTCAGCGGGATCGCGGGCACGAATCCGCTCGTCCTCGGCTACCGGCTCGTCGCGAACGCCATCGAGGACGCGGGGGA